TAGATGCTACTCCAACACTACAAGGAAATACAGGTGGATTTGTGCATACAGTTGCACAGGCTTGTAATGGATTGAACTTTTACACAGCAACAGGCAATATTGATGTAGGTGCTAAATTCACATTATATGGTTTAAAGAAGTAAGTATAAGAAATATATGGTAATATAGGAGATATTATGGCAACATTAGAAGAACTACAAGTAGAGGCAACAGCAGAGATTGAAGCTGCAAAGCCTTTGTACAAGCAAGTTAATAATGAAAGACTTGAATTTTCTGATGCTGATTATGACCAAAGAGTAATAGACCTTGCTAATAGCAAATGGGAAGAACAACAATTTGGTTATATACAAGCTAGGCAAGAGGCTTATGGTTCTATTGCTGACCAGTTAGATATGATTTACTGGGATGGCGTTAATGGAACTACTGTTTGGGCAGACCACATAGCACAAGTCAAATCTGACAATCCAAAACCTGCATAAAATTTTATGTTATAATCCTGCTTATGGATTTTATAATTGGATTTTTATTAGGTTATTTTTTTAAAGAAACTGTATCTTATCTTAAAAGATTAGCTATATCTACCCCAAAAGACTGGGATAAAGAATGGGATTGGATGTCACCTATTCAGGAAGATGACCTTCCATAATGGCACATAAAAAAGGACATATAGGTTCAGCGAATGAAGATGCTACCACTTATGGTATGCCTAGAAGAGAAGCTATATCAAGAGGCAGGCAACATTTATATTTTATAGATAAAGCTATCGCTAGTAGAGATAAAGCTAAAAAGGATTTAGATGCTAAAAAGTATATTAAAGAAAGTCAAAGACTTGAAAAACTTGAAAAGTCAGGTAATAAAATTGGTCGTAAAATTCAAAAAACACAACCAAAACCTTATGGTTCTGAAAAGGGTTACAATTAATAATGACAAACAATGGCTATACACAAAAGGAACTTCTTAATATGGTCATTGAAAGACTTGACAGACTAGAAGAAAAGCTAGATGCTAAGTTAGATAAATCAGAGTTTTATAAAGTATTAACGTTAATTGTAGCAGTAGGTGGAGTTGTTGTAGCTGCATTAATGTAGGCTAATAATGTCACAAATAAAAATAGACACAAAAACTTTAGTACCAATTGTATTATCAGCATTAGTTGCAGTAATAGGTTGGTTATTTAATACAATAGAGGAACTACAAGTAGCACACGCAGCTATGATGGAACAATTACGCATATTAGAAAAAGATTTAGATATGCAAGAAAGTTTATTTAGTGAGCTATTATTTAAAATAGGAGGTTAATTATGTGTATGGTAAAAGAAAAAGAAGATGGTTCGGTTGTACAAATTTGTGATTGTAAGCACGGCAGTGATTGCTGCATTAATAACTAGCTTTAGTAATATACTATCATTATACTTAATAAAAAAAGAAACTAGGAGATACAATGGCAATACCTGAACGTGTTAAAAACACAATGAAAAAAGAAGGTCTTAAAGGTGTTAATAAACCTAAACGTACACCTAGACACAAAACTAAATCACATGTTGTTATGGCTAAAGAAGGTAATACATACAAATTAATTAGATTTGGACAACAAGGTGTTAAAGGTGCTGGTAAAAATCCTAAAACTAAAAAAGATAAAGCACGTAAAAAGTCTTATTACGCTAGACATAATGCACAAGGTAAACCTAAATCTAAATTGTCTGCTAAGTATTGGTCACATAAGGTTAAGTGGTAATGGCTAGAACAGTAAGTTGGAAATGGGGTGGCAAAACCTATAGAGGTACAGTTACTCGTGAAACTAAAAATTTTATTTATGCTAGAACACATAACAATAAAATTAAAAAGATTCGTAAAAAAAAGTAATGGCGTTACCTGGAGCATATGTTAACAGAAGTAATATACCTGGTCAGTATTGTGCTAATTGCAAATATTATTCTAATAACTATTGCATTGCATTCAAAGAACAAGTAGCACCTTATGGTTGGTGCAAAGCCTGGAAAGGGGTAGAAGATGAAATACGAAGTACTTAGAGTTAGTAGCCAAAAAGACTCTACATCAGGACTATTGTTTGAAGTAGACAATGGTAAACGTACATTTTTATGCTACACATTAGAAGACGAACAACGTGATGTTAAAGTCTGGGGTGAAACTAGAATACCTGCTGGTAGATATCAACTAGAGTTACGTACAGAAGGTGGCTTTCATAACAGGTATAAAAGTAGATATGGTGACTGGCATAAAGGTATGATATGGGTTAAAGATGTACCAGGATTTGAATATATTTTATGGCACACAGGTAATACTGACGAAAATACTGCAGGTTGTCTTTTGTTAGGTAACTCACAAGAAAGCAATATTGTCAAAAAAGATGGGTTTGTAGCAGCAAGTCGTGATGCATACAAGTTTGTATATCCTCGTGTTGTTGCAGCTATTCAATCAGGCATACGTGTCAATGTGGAATATATAGATTATGATGGTGATGTTAAAGAACTATCTAATAAAGCAACTGATGATGTCATACTTACAAGTACAGTAATGAATAAATTAAAAGAGATAAGTGGTGAAATTCAAGTGTTATCTGCTAAAATAGACGGCAGAAAGATAGTATAATGTCAGACCCAATACAAGATTATATAGACGAAATAGAAGGTAAAGGTGGTATGTCTAGTGGTAAATCAGGTTCTGCTACACAAGGTCCTACTCCTGATTTTCTTGATTATGGTACAACACAACAATCATATAAAGAAGCTACATATGTAGAACAAGAAATGCTTAAATCTATTGATAATAATTTATTAAAAGCAAATAAAGCATTAGCTGACCTTAAAAACAGAGTAGCTCCTCCTCAACCACGTACAGCAAAAGGTGTTGCTAAAGCAGTAGATTATGAAAAAGGTTTAAGAGATACAGTTTCTTTTTTAGAAACAGAAAAAGCACAAATAACTGCAGCTTTAGAACTTAAAAAAGAACGACTAGGTACACCTATGGAAGTAATTGCACAAGAAGCTAATGTTACAGCTAAATCATTAGAAGGACCACCAGTAATTAAACAAGGTTTAGGAAGTAAACCACCTTATTATCAAGTTAAAGGACCATTCTTAACACAAGAAGCTATGTCATTAGATGTACCTAAACAACAAGCAGATGTTAAATTGCCTGATGGTAGAAGTGCTACTATTAAAGTAGACCCTAATGTCAAAGGTGGTGCTACAATAATTGGTACTGAACCTGCACAATCGCCACAATCTGCTGCTAAAGAAGTAAAGAAAACACAAATTTCAGAAATTACAATGACTACAGAACCTAAAGTATCACCTGGCGGTATAGAATATAGGTCACCTAAATCTGTTAATGTTCCTGATATGCGTATAGGTCAAGACCCTAGTGGTAAACCTATCAAAGGTAAAATACCTGCAAGTCAATATTTATTAGAACGTGGACTTATGACTGAAAAACAAATAGTAGAAGCTTCTAGAAAACAAAGTGCTGATTATGGTATGCAACTTGCAGAAGAACAAGTAAATCAATATAAAACTGAGTTTGATTTTGAAACAGGTGAAACTAAAAAAGCTACATTAGAAAGTACACTTGGTACTAAACCACAATATACTGATGAACTAACTGATTCACAAAAAAAAGCATTATATAAATCAAACATACCTTATGCAAAACCTACTACTGGTTTAGGTGAAGACTTAGGTAGACCATTTCCAGTTAAACCACCAAAATCTAAAGGTGGACAAGCTGCAGGATTTGGTGATGTAGGTAAACTACCTGATGTTAAACCATCGATATTTACAGCTGGTCCTTTAATAAAAGGATTGCACAGAACTTTCAAAGGTAAAGCCTTCGGATTTGGTGTACTACCAAAAGGCTCTATAGAAGATATACTAGGTAAAGTACCTGGTTCTCAATGGAGTAAAAAACCAGAGGCCTAATGTTTGAAAAAAATAAAAGACAAAGAAACCAAGATGGTACATTCAAAAAAAATGTAGCGTGGACACCTTGGAACGAAGCTTGGAGTTATAAAATGAATAAAGACTTAAAATCAATGTTAAACAAAACATTATGGACATTTGTTGAAGCTTTTATTGGTGCATTAACAGTTGCTCCACTTGTAGGTGTAGACGCTACTGCAGTGCAATTAGCAGCTATGTCTGGTGCAGGTGCAGCGTTAGTGGTTGTTAAAGAATTTGCTAAAAAACAAATATCAGTACCAGCTAAAGTGAGTAAATAATGAATAATACACCAAAAATTGTAGGTGCTGGTCATAGCCCAGAAGATTATATGCGTATGCAATTTAAAAAACATATGGGCAGAATGATAGGACAAAGAGCAAGTAAATTAGAAATGGCTCAACGCAAATTGTATAAACAATCTATTGGTAGAAAAATAGCAAATGATATGTATGGAAAAGTACAAATTGCTAATCCTAAAACTTGGGAAGATAGAAACCGTGCTAATCAAGGTACAAAGTTAAATAAATAATGCATAGCGATAAAAAAACTGCACCTAAACCTAATGAAATAGAAGTAAAAATTTCTTCTGCATACACTACACAAGGTATGCCTAAAAAAGAATCTGATGCTAGGTCAAAACAACATATGGCATTATCAAGTATGTTTGAACGTAAAGCTAATGAGTATTTTATGAAGATGAAAGATGCTCAACATAGAGGTGCTTACAAATATGCTGATAAAATGTACAGTAAAATGTTACGTTCACAAGACGAACAATACAGACTTGGATTTATAGGTTTACAGTTACGTAATAATAAATCTAAATAGTTTTACTTTCACGCTGTAGATAACCCATTAGTAGTTCTCTATATGCAATGCTTGTACCTACACGTTGCCTACCATCGTATATGTCATGATGATGTTTACATAATATAGCAACATTATCAAAGTCAAACTTGCGTTTTTTACTACCACCCATACCTATACCTTTTATGTGTGCTAGCTCTAACCATTTGTTATCTGTACAATATGCCCACTCACAGACGTTTCCTGCCCTTTTAAGAGCTTGTTCACGCATTTCTGATAGATTGTCCATTAGTATTTTTTAATAGGAAATTTATAAGTTTTACCCTGTATTTTTATTTTTTCATACGTAGTAAATTTACGAAATTTATATTTTAATTTAAGTCTTCTGTATAATTTTTTCATTATTCCTCCTCTGGATTGTACATAGTGTATTTAAGTGTTAGTTCAGTTAATGGTTCTATATCTTCATTAACCCATAAATAGTTGTATCCATCAAACTTTACTAATTGACAGTTAGGTATATTACTATGATTAATAAAGCCACCTAAAGGTGTACGTATAATCTGTGCATTACAATCGCAGTAGATATGTACAATGCCTAAATTAGTACCCTTCTTTATTCTTTTCTTAGCAAATATACCTAGACCGTCAATTTTACTAGGCATGATAGTTAGACTATCTGGCAATGGCCGATATTTAGCCATAAATTGTAAAGTATCTTCCTGTTGGAAAATCCCATGCATTTAATATATCTATCCATCTAACTTTAGTACCAGCAGTATCCCACTGACCTTCGTATATAGCGTTAGATACATACATAAATAACTGAGAACTACATTTACCATCGACCTTACCTATTGTTTGTGGTAGGTCTAATAAAGTTTGCATATAACGTAACGTATTTTTTGTTACAGCTCCTCTATCTGATTGCCTTGCATCCATCATATCTAATGGTGCAGCTTCATTAGTACCTGTAGTTATACGTTTAGGTGCAAATTCAACAATACTGTCTAAATTATGTGTAGCTTTTAACTGTATATTTAGTGTTTCTTGGTCAATTGTATATGAAATCCATACTTCATTACCATTTTTTGTTAGGCCTAAGAACCTACGACCACCAAATGTATCTTTATTTTTGGCCTTATCACGTAATTGTTGAACGCTTTCTCTAAATTTTTTACGACTTTCATAATTATGGTCGTACTCTAATTTTGTTTTGTAGCTGTAATCTGTAAAGTTATTCATTACTCCTCCTCCATTTCTGATATCCAATCTTTTACATACATATTTTCTACAACGCTAACAGCGTCATCCCAATCTTCAGCATCAAATCTGACAAGTATTTTATACGTTGGCATTATTCCTCCTCTAACTGACTTAAATGCCAGTTATAATCTGTTACAAATTTATCCATAAGAAAACGAAGTTTAATCATGTTTGGTGCTACGTTAAAAGTATCACTGCCACATGCTTGGTCAAACTGCTTTGCCCATACCTTCATAAACTTAGGGTTAGTAAATATATTTATTTTTGTTATATCAATTTTCTCTTTCATCAAAGTCCTTAAAATAATTATCATGACAATTCTCACATTTTTTGTTCCAAGGTACATCTGTAACAAATGCAGAATTGCAATCTTCACATAAGTAATTAAATAAATCTACCACTTTACTGTTTTGTAGATTTTTGTTTTGATAATAACTGTATATATAATCGTTCATTATTAGCTCCTTTCCAACAATGCCTACTGCTATTCCAATGATGCCATCCATCATTGTACACCAACCACGCAGCGACACTTGTAGCGGTGCGTGTGTTGGTCCTAGGATTAATTATATCAAGCTTTGGGGTTAACCAAGCCCATGTTTTATCGTTAAATTGCCATAGTCCAACATCCCTAGTTCCATTTGTATTATTACCTACTGCGTTAGCTATACCAGAACTTTCACAAAATATAATACTTAATGCTTTAGGAATATCTTCTTCTTTAAAATACTCTGAAACCAAGGGTGCGTAATCTGTAACATATTCTATTTTGGATGCACTTTCTACGCACTCTCGGTATTCAGGTAATGAATCGACTGTAATCAACATAGGTATCATACAGCCGATTATTATTTCTATCATTAGCTAATGTTAGACTTCTGAACCTAAAAGGTTTCTATTTTCCACTCTTCAGGTATGTCAGAGTTGTCTAACCACCATGACTTACGCCATTTGCCTGTATGACCACCACATATTGCAGGGTCATTAGTACTGCAAACAAAGTCAGGTGACTTATCGCTTTTTTTGGATTTACGATTATCGTATACCATGGCCTTGCAAAATGGACATGCTAGGTCATCACGATAATTTTTTGCTTCTTCCATTTTATTTACTATATCTCCTACAACACCAGATAACTCTGGGTTGCTATTGTCTGGTGTGATGTCCTTAACTACATCTGCTTCCACAAGTGTTTCAACTTTTTCGTCTAAAGACATTTGGTCTAATGCACTAGGAATTTTAGCTTCTGTAGCACCAGAAAGTTTTTCTAACATTTCGAAATACTTATCTAGTTGGTCATCACTCCAATACGTTTTGTCATTAGGAAACTTCTTGACACGTGCATAGTCATTAGCTCTGCCAATAACTGTTTTACGTACATCAAGGTCCTTGATATGTTCAGTAATACCAGCAACTGTTGTTGCTATAAACTGAATATCTTGACTCATGACAATAAGTCTGGATTGTATCTACCTAAAAACAATTGGCTTGTAGGTGTAATTACTCTTCTAAATTCAAAGCCTTTAGAATTGTATTTTTTATTATACCTATTGTACCTTGTGTGTAATTTGGTAGCTTTTTTATCTTCTATCATATCAAGTACAACCCATTGATTAGGATGTGCAGTAAGTTTTTCTGCATAATTTTCCTTATCAAAGATAGGTTCCTTTTTAGAAGTGCTATTAAAAACAGATTCTGGTACTTCTGTTAATATTTGACCTATTTTATATTCCATTGATAACTCTTTTCCCAAAGACAACGAATTGTTTGCCATCTCTGTATGTTCTAAATGCATATTCACCTTGATACTTTTTATTCCAAGAATTAGCTCTTGCATAGTATTTGGTAATTTTTGCATTAAGTTCAGCTTTATCAAGTCCTTCTATATCAATCACATCCATAGCTACCCATTTATTAGGTGCCATATCAAGTAGATTTTTATAGTCGTCTTTGAATATGTCAACTCTTTTGGCTGACATATCTGGTAATGTTTCGTCAGTTAATATCTGACCAACTTTGTAGTCCATTATTTTCCTTCCTCGGATGCATTTAAAATGTCATCCATGATTGATTCCATACGTGCTATATCTTCTTTGGTAGGCTTGTTCTCTTTCTTACGCATATCAGCTTTAGTTACCTCAACTTTGGCATCTTTTTCTGCCATTTCTTGTGTATAACCATCAGGTGCTACTGCTGTAGCTTCTTCTTCTGACTGCTTAGAACCAGACCATAGCTCTACGCCAAGGCCAAATCGCATGCATGCACGTTTAAATGCATCTGATTCAGCGTCTTTTAGATTAGTGCCGTCATTGTGCTTTGAGCTATTTAACTTGAAGGTATCAATATCTCCAAAGCCGTCATAACTGCCCATATTTTCAATAGTTATCGTGCCTTTAGCACCAACTATTCTTTGTTCACCGTTATGCATACCATATACTGGTTCGCATGACCATGAATATATCACACCACTATCACGTAGTCTTTCTACATAATGTGCGTGTGGTACGTAATCCCCAAACTTACCTGCTGGTGCTTTACGCACTAGTTCAGCTGGAAATGGGGATAACAAATCAACGTTATTAGCCATAACAATTCCTTTCTATAAAGTACTTTTCTTACGTAAGGTAAAGAAAAGTACGATACAACTATTCTTCTTCTAGTAATGTAGCCCTTAGGCTAGTTACACCACGACTAACTGCTTGTAACTTTATGTTACCTTCAGCGTCTGACAAAATAAAATATGGTTTATCTCCTAAACCAGTATATTCTATTCCTGTAACTTTCCATTTAGGCTTGACATTTATGTCTTCCATACTATACATTTTACCTATATTTATTATTTCTCGCTTAACTTAACAAGATATTCAGCTGTTACACCATGATTAGGTTTTGCAAATAATAACCATTGACATGGCCTACCCATACTTGCTAATTGTTCTAACGCATATGTGTTATAGCTTTCTGTGCTTCCATTAACCCACAAACGTATGTCATTCACGTACATTGTTGTAGGCGTATGGAAATGTCCTGCAATAGCATAATCAAAGTCTGGCATAAGACCTCTACTAGCTAATGCTTTCCAACCTAATAGCTTCTTACCAAAGCCATACCATGGAAATCCTGAATGTCCTCTGACATTATCACCATGCCATACAAAGAACTTACATCCTTTACCAATATCAGCAATATCAAACCAATGATTATCACCTTCAGAATCTGGTATAACAAATGATATTCTTTTTTCATTTTCATATACCATATCCATTATCTTGCCTAGCATCCTATCTGCATTAGAGTCTGGATGATAGTCTTTTCTAGCACGTCCACCTAAGCTACCATGATTACCGATAACCCAATGTACTTCTACCTCGTTAAAATTAGCAAGTAATATGTCAAAAAATTGTGTCAATATTCTAGGTCCATCTATTGTTACTTGGTTATATAAACTAGCATCAATAAGATGTGTTTGTCCTGGGAATATTAACTCACCTTCGACTATGTCACCAGCTGCAAGTACAACACATTTGTTAACTGGATGTGCATATCGTTGCACATTTGTCAATTCAATGATTTTATTTGCATATTCAATAACACGTTTTTCAGCTACTTGTGTGTTATAATCTGGCGTTACTTTTGCTAATTGAACATCTGACAATACAGCTACTGCTACTTCTTCGTTCTTATTACGTTTGTGTAGCATAGGCTTTGGAACTTTAGGTTTATCCCAAGTTCGTAAATTAGTAGATACTGCATCGTAAACTGCTTCAATCATATCAGCTTTTTTATTTTTAGCTTTTTCTAATTGTTTTAACAGCTTGACATTATCAGCTTTTAGTTCAACGATTTTTTGTGATTCAGCTTCAGCAAATAGTTTATCTAATTCTTTTTTATTCATTAGCTTCTGCTATATTCTGAAAGTGATTTCGCACTGCTGATTCACTTATTTTGATACCAAATTCATCTCTAAGTAACCTAGAAACGACATATGGTTTTAATTCACGTCCTGCTGCAACACGCTCTTCACAACCTTGCCAAAATGGTTTGGCTTCATCAGTGATGCGGTCAACTATTGCACTACGCTTTCCAGTTTCTGCTTCTTCAAGCAATTTATCTATATTCATATATTTCATTATAGTCATACTTATAATTTTAATCAAGCTTATAAATATGTCTGTTGGCAGCTCTGCCTCTTCTCGCACGCTTTGCCTACGAAGGATGAATACACAGCACCTGTTTCGCTAAACTTCGGCCCATCCTTCTGTCACGCTTTGCTCACAAGAGGCAACGCTTGCCAACATAATTTGTAATAGAACATCGGAAGCTTCCAGGCACACGCACGCTTACACCCTACGCATTCACAGCCCAGTAATTTATGCTAAATATTGTGTTGCTAAATTAAGGTGAATGCTTGGTGACGCTTTGCTGTTGCCTATCCAGCTTCCTTTAATGAAAATGGGCGTAGTGGTGTTAACTATAGGATTATTGTTGACATGACTGGACACCCTTGTTCGTAATTCTCTTACGACTCTATTCCACTACAGAACATAGCTTAACTTATGGAAAGGATTACATAAGCACTCTTGCGAGTTACTATGCTTCCCAAACTATACCATATTTAATTTAATAGCATGTTCCTTTACTTCATTTATATCTTGTAAATTGATAATTTTATGTTTTGTACATATATTTAAACAATCACGAATAAGATTAGCACCAGATGAATGACTACCAGACCTACCGAATACGTGCATATCTGATACCCATATTCTTCTAGGTGGCATTGTAGCAAGCCATTCTAGTGCTGGACCATCTACTACGTTACCACCACCAGCATATTTATCAAGATACTTTTGGTCTACACGCATACCACCTTTGGCTATAATACGTAAATCACCATCATAACTATGACCATTGTACATAGCAATTGTCACTGCTGGTAGTAATGTCATAATTTCTAATATATCTTCACCATCAAATCGCATTGAACCTGATGCATCTATTAGAATTGTGCCACCTAATACATTTTGTTTTTGTTTGAATATTTTCTTATCAATACAATAACGATTAATGTATTTAGGATTGTAACCAAAATCAGATGCTCTGTAATTTCTAGCACCTTTAAGACGACTTTGTAAATTAACAGTCAATGGTGGTTTATGTATTTCCATATCCCCCCACATACCTGTACCTTGACTTGTGTGATATTCTATAAGTTTTTCTGATAACTTTTGACGCATACGTTTTTCTAAATCGTTTGCATCACCAGAACCAGCATCATCACCATTTTCGCCTTCATTTTCACCTGATTGACCACCAGCACTAGGTTGTGCTTTAGGTGCTAATATTTCATCAGCTTTAGGTTTGTCAAGAAATGTGTTTAGTATTACTGACAATTCTTGTGCTAGCTTTTGTACTTTTCTGTATGATACTTTTGTTTGTGCAGTACCTCTACTTCGTATCAATCTATCAGCAAATGTATGAACTGTATTTAAAACAAATTGCAATTCATTTTGTCTAATTTTATGATATTTAGAATCTACAATAGCATCTGCCATAATTGCTTTAAATCGTATATATTCATGAGATAAAGCATGACTACCTACACGACTAGACCTTTGATATGGATGTGTCATCCCATCAAAATTAATATGACTAGGTGCATCTGGATGCGGATTGTTAGTATGCCAAAAACAAGCAAGACCATACAATATCAAATCTGTAATTGAAGCTTTATTAATTAAATTAAATGTTTTAGCTTCAATTATGTCAATGCATTGTGTAGGTTCATTGATACCAAGGCCATTAAGAAACATAAGATAATTAACTCTTATCTCTTCTAGTACCTCAATAGCTTCTGGTCTTGTACCTTGCGGCAACTTTCCCATAGTTTTAGGTGACCACTTGACATGACCTAATTCATGTCTACGTATCATACGACCATGATTAAGGCCGCATATGTCACATTCCCTATCCATTGGAACATACATTTGTCTGTTCAAATTGTCTGTACAAGGTGTCTGGTCGCCAATTGTTTCGTTAACTGTCCACTGTTCACCTGTAACAATTTCTGGATATGGATATGGTTTATTCAACATCAGCTTTAGCCAAAGAAACAGCGTCTATAAGTTCTTCTGCTTTATCAGCAAATACTAATTTAGCTGCCATTTCTGTATCAAATCCCTTTACCTGTAGGTCAAAGAACTCTTTCCATGAACGTACAGATACTCTTGACTCTGGGTCATCAACCATACTTGTATCGTTAATAACGTTGTGCCATTCTTTTGGGAATTTAGCCATAGCTTGTGGATGTATTCTATCCACGTGTATTTTGACTGGGAACCTGTCTTTCAGTGCCAATGGTAGTGACTCTGGTGGACTATTAGTTGTAGCTATAACTTGAAAGCCACTAGCTGGTCTAACTGTTTCCTTATCGTCATTGTTTATTGTTAATTGTGCTATTTCTTGGTCATCAAGAATAACGTGAAGAAATGTCATAGCATCTGGTGATGCATGGTCAATCTCGTTAATTATGAGTCGACCACCATTTCTCCATGACTGTATTGCAATACCGTCATGCCACTCAAAGTTACCACTAGAACTAGGCTTGTAAAAGCCTTCTAGATTAGCACTAGCAGTATCTTCTGTCATAGTAACAGCAAAAACATTTGGGTCACCATCCATATTTAATGGTGCATTTGTCTTTACTGCACTGTATGTTTTACCTGTACCTGGTGGACCGTATAATAAAATACGATTTGATTTACCAATTACAGAATTAACTAATTTCCAGCAATCAGCTGTATTATTTTCCATAGTATTTCCTTTCTATTACTCTTCTTCAAGAGTAGACATAACAAATCGACAATAAACGTCTATTTGTCCATCTTCATTTTTTCTTTGTTGTATCTCAAACTTGCCTTTAGTTGCAAGATGAGATATATTTGTTTGTGTCATAGACTCTATATTTGCTTTGACACCACTAATCCACTTATCACGTGTTCCTATGATAAACCATTCGCCTGGCATGGATAACAAGACTTTAACCTTTTCATCTGTCAATAATGTAGGTTTTTTACCTGTTCTTCCGCCATACTTATCTGGGGGATTAGCTTGTTTCATTCCATCTGGTAACATTAGCTCTCCTGTTCCTTTAGAAATTCTTCTGCATCATTAGCAACATTACGCATACTTTCCATAACATTTTCTTCTGTTATGCCATGTAACAGTTCTCTATCATTTTGTTTGAAAACCTGAATACCTGTAGGGTCATCAAGTAACCAACCTTTCATAATATGTTCTGATTCATGTGCTATTTGTTCAGCAGTCATTTCGTCTGTTTCTGCTTTATTAATGAGAAAATGTGCAAATGTTGAAGCTTTTTCTGCAAATACAATTTCTTGTGCCATTTGTATAGCATTAACTGCAGATACAGCCTCAACTGTAATTTTATATACAGAATTAGCACTTTCATCATTTGCTTTTCTGTCTAATATAAATGCAAATTCAACGTCATACTTTTCTGTAGGTCTGTTAGTTGCATCTATACTTGTACCATTATATTTCATATATATCCTTTCGTATGGCGTGTCGTACAAAAGGTAACGACACGTCATACATCTTTTACTTTAGAATTGCTATCTATAAATGCTGATTGATTAACATTTACGCATATTTTAGAACACAATTCTGATAGCTATTACTTCCACCTATTCACAACACGTTATGACGTACAGTTCATAGTATTAGCTATATATTTATAGATAGCTTGTAACACACAAAACATCTAATGATGTTATCAGTGAAGCGATAACTCAATGATGTTATCAGAGAGCGATTTGCATATTATTTCAATGCCACGCATTTAAGTCGTGTAATAACACCCATTGTCCTATGTGCTACAAGCTACCTAATATATGATTAGACCTAATGGATTGGTTACCAAATGGTCGACATATTATAGATAGCTTGTAACACACAAGTCTGAGATAAATAACTTCGTGTATGCCTTAGTTCGTTATCATACTTTGACCAGTCTAAGCGAGAGGTCATTTAGTTCTATCTTATGTGCTACAAGCTACCTACATTATGGGCTGCGGCTAGTAAGGGGATACTAGCAATGTAAGTAGCTTTGCGTTTCTCTAGTTGTTGCTGAGAAATGGCGATTTGACAAATATAGTTGCTGTATGTGCTTTGATTTTATCAAAATTATCTGCAACCATTTTATCTACAATTTTTTCTGCTTGTTTAAGTGTAACATTGCTATCAAAATAGAAATCAACAGTTAAACAATTTTCATCAGCTTTTGCATTATCATCTACATATTCGTAAACAGTCATTCTTTTTCCTCCAATAACAGCTTTAATATCTGTTGATGATTAGAAAGTTGTTTTTGCAACAATTGTAACGCTTCGTTAATTAAACTTAATGATTGTTTAATTTGTTTTTCAGTCATATTTTTTCCTTTCTTTTAAATCAGCATAATGAAATCCGCATACTAATTGATATGTTTTGTCATTATTTATATCAGCGTAATATGGATATTGTTTGTTACTAATATCTGTATTACATTTGTATACAGAACATTTCATTGTTTATCGTACGCTTTTGTAACTTGATATTCTACAGCTTCTAATAACATACGACACCAACCACGAACAAATTCGTTTAATTCTCTGTTCTGGCCTGCATTGTTTAAATCACGTCTAGTCCAATTAATAACGTTTATCAATTGTTCTTTAGATAATGATTCAAGTTGTTTGTCTATATCTTGCATAGTTACCTCCTAGCGTAGTGCCTACTATTCAGTAGACACTAGCTCTTGTTCAGTGACTTCAGATGCTGCTTTTTTAGCTTTGTATGTAGGTGACTGCCTATGCAAATCACGTACTGCATCTATGTCTAGATATAATGGGATTGTTTTTAATTCACCATCAATATATCTACTTATCCATGTTCTTTTATTCCATGGAACTTCTTTACCTGTTATCCCACAAATGGGATTTTGATAGTCATTTGACATTACTATCTCCTTTCATATTGTCGTTATCACGTAATTGTGAACAGACACTTTTAAAAAAATACAACGTGCTGTCCGCAAGGATACAGCACGCTGTAATGTATAACTAGAATGGTGGCTCTCCAAAATCAGATGCATCTACATCTAGTTTCATATCTATACTTAACTGATTTAAATCGTTTTTATAACGACTTTCAGCTTGTTGCTCATGATAATTAATGATACCTTGTCCTACCATTGCTTCTAATTGACCAACTTGATTGGCATTTAATAATGGTGACAAGACCTCTATTGCTTGTCTTACTGCTACTATATCCATAGTTATTCCTTTCTATTTAAAATCCTCCTACAGTAGTCAACAAGCTACTAGATTACTCGTACTCCAGTGGCACGACTGCTTCATCATTCGCTCTCGTACTGTAGGCTCTGCCTTTTTTATATGGTTCGTCCCCATAAGCATACGTACATATACCATAGAGTGTACATAGGGCATATACACTCTAGCTATACATTATATGTTTAGCTTACTCTGTTCATAGATTACTTCATCAATTTCTACTTCTTTTTTCATCTCAGTAGGTGTGATAATAGCCTTGCTATGTTGTTTGCCTAGATTGTGAAATGTCCAGATATTTTCGTTTTGCTCAAATATCTTTACACCGCAGCTACCATGTATAAACAATGGATACTTTGTTCCAGTTTTAGTAGAGTGATACCAGTATCTATCACGCATTGTTTCTACATTATCTTGGCAATAACCACATACAACAGTCTTCATATAATCTCCTTTCATGAAAGTTGTCGTATTCAAAAGGATATACGACAACGTTATTTGTTATCTAGTACTTCTTGTGCATATTTAAAATATAGTGATAACACTTCTGTATCTTTTATAGTTAAAAATATACTGTTTTTTTTGTTATCATCAACATCAATGATTATCAATGGTTTACCAGTATCTAACCGAAGTGTATCAAGTTTAATTGCGTTTAACATTGTTCAACTTCCACTGTTTTATATATAGTTCTATAACGCATTTTTTGGTATTCAATTTCGTTATATTCCTTGTTAAATTTTCTAATGTTATATGCAAGGTCATATAACCAGTCGCTTAATTTAAACAATTTTTTATGTAACCAAACAAATCTAGGTTTACGTAATGTTTCGTAATACCTTTTTCTACCTATAGGTACTTGTTTGTAATTATTCCACCAATTTTTATAATATCTATCTCTTCTCATTATTTCGCCTTTCTAACATCATATCAATATCTTCTTGTATTGAATCCCAAAAAACAGCGCCTACTATGTAGTCGCCATGCAACATATCAAGTTCTTCTTCTGTAAAATCAGTTTTAAATTCTTTATTAAACTTGATAGTAAATTGTTTTAAGCCATCTTTTTCCATAGCTATGTATTTTTTATCTATAATTCGCCATAAATATTTATATACATATCTATAATACAAATAACTTCGCCAATTAATCTCTAAAAAGTTCTTTCGAACTTGATTCAATTGCTTAAATTTATTAATCATTATTCCTCCTATACAGATATAACGCTTACGTAAGTAAAAGCGTTGTATCGACTTATCACGTTTTTGTAGATAGTTTCATTTAAAAAAAACAGTAGTCTGGCACATTTAGTACCAGACATACTGTACATACCTATTACTTTTGGGCTTCTAATAGGATTTGTTGACCACAAGGTTTACATAGATTTCTATACCAGAATTGATAGTCTGTATAGCCATCGCCATCTTTTTTGCTGCGACTTTCTCGGAAGTTAAAACCTAACTTCACGTTTCTATCACCTTCGTGAGTAACCGCCTTGCACTCGAAAGTCTTAGCAGTTGGCTCTGTCTTTTCAGCTGTATCTGTTTCTTGAACTTCTACAGCGTCCTTAATTTCTAGCATTTTAATCTCCTTTTTTAGTTAACTAGAGAAACAGAGTAAGTCTGTTCCGCAAGGATAACAGACTTACATACCTTAAAGTCATTCGTAATTAATTGGACTGTATGGTTTCTATATATAGCTATGAATATCATATGCCTTCAAGGTATGTCATTTAACTACCATAGGTATGTATTTTAATTTATATACTGGTCATATGTAGGTTATATATGTCTATACAGATACAGTATACAGTAGTACTGTACAGAATATTTATATACCTACCTTATTTCTAGAACTGTATCTGTATAGTCATTGACCTACATATGTTAACTTAGACGTTGCATATATGTTATGTAAGTCTAAAAAAATATGCTGGTAATTATACAGTAGAAACCCAATCAGTAACTGATGTTTAGGGCGTGAGCGGGCATAGAGATTATTAATGCTAATTAAACCTGTTCAACTATCCTTGGGTACTGGGTTTGCCTTTCTAGTGTATACTTTTACGTATCCCCAGCTTTCCGACTCCCGATGCCGACTTCACCTGTAATAAAATACTTTGGTTTAATGTTTGTAATTGTGGTAACTATAACATATAATTCTCACTATACAAACATCTACGGAGGATTAGTGAAATAATGGTTGATACCAATAAAAATGTTGTTTGCATTGCAAGTGGATGTAGGAAAAAATTAAAGGGCAAACAGCGTAAATTTTGTTCACCAACCTGCCAGAAACGACAGTTTGCAGCCGACAAGCGACATAACGATAGAATAGATAAACCTATAAATGCAGAGAGAAACTCTGATGACGGTGACTACGCATCAGTGCGTAGAGGTCAGTATTACCGAGCTTTTGTAAGCGAAGGTCTAGCTGACGAAGTTGCAACTGGCGACATGGCAGTAGCTGAGGCGGCTTCCCTCCTTGGTTGCACATCGGCTACTGTCAGTCGTATGCTTGCTGCTTACAAGATTGACATACGCAACGAAATTGCAGCAGAAGATTGGGAACTATCCGCAGAAGCTGAAGCAGCATTAGAAAATTTTTCTAGCTTCCGCGACAAATACTTTAGAACAGAACTAGGAAAGAAATACGAAACCGCGGACTTTCATACAAATTGGATAAATAATATTATAGATTCTATTAATAACGGTAAAGAATTATTAATATTAAGCCCCCCTAGACATGGTAAAACAGAATTATTAATACACTTTGCTGTATATCAGATATGTAAAAACCCTAATGTAAGAATTATGTGGGTAGGTGGTAACGAGGATATAGCTAAAAACGCATTATCTGCTGTACTTGACGTACTAGATACTAACGAAGAATTACAAGATGCATACTGTCCTCCAGGTACAAGTTTTAAACCAGACAACAGGTCAGGTAAAAACTGGTCACAAAATCAATTTACTGTAGGTACTAGAACAGTAGCAGGTATTAAATCTCCAACTATGGTAGCTGTAGGTAAGGGTGGTAAAATTCTATCACGTGACTGTGACATAATTATTGCAGACGACATTGAGGACCATCAGACTACACAACAACCTGGTGCTAGAGAAAGTACAAGACAATGGTGGACAACTACTTTATCAAGTCGTAAAGAAGAACATACTGCTGTAGTAGTAATTGGTTCTAGACAACATCCTGATGATTTATATAATCATTTGTTACGTTCTGATAATTTTACATCCATAGTAGAAACAGCACATAGTTTAGAATGTACAACACCAGAACATGAAGAAGATGAACATTTTGATTGTATGCTATGGCCTACTAAACGTAGTTACAAATGGTTAATGTCTAGGTTGCATTCTGCTGAATCTACAGGTGGTAGACAGACATTCGAAATGGTTTATTTTAATCAGGCATATGTAGAAGGTACGCAAATATTTACAATGAATATTTTAGACCAATGCATGAGGCCTGATTTAGTGTTAGGGCAAGTATATAAAAATTTATATTTAGTAGCAGGACTTGACCCTGCATCTAGTGGTTATCAAGCTGCAGTACTTTGGGGTATAGACCAGTACAGAGGTGAATTATATTTAATTGATTTAGAAAACAAACGTGGTGGTGGTATTAGAGCTGCACTTGACCAAATAGCTGAATGGTTACACAAGTACGACTGTAGACATTGGATAGTAGAAGAAAACGGATTTCAATCAGCTATTCGTATGGATGAAGGTATAAAAGAATTTACATTACGTACTGGTATAACTGTACAAGGTCATTTAACAGGAAAAAACAAACATGACCCACTTTATGGTGTAGGTGCTATGGCAGACTTATTTGAAGATAGACGTATACATTTACCTGTCGGTGATGGTGTGTCAAATGCAAAAGTACAGCAATACAGGCAACAACTGTTATACTTTGATGGTAAACCTGTTTCTAAACGAAACAAGGAAAAAACTGATATAGTTATGGCTAGTTGGTTTCCAATGAAGGTTTTTAGACGTATGCAAAAAGAGCATGCAGCTGACATAGGGTTAGACTATAACCCTAGTTATGGAGATTATAAATTGACAGAAATGAATGAAGCACCATGGGCATAGAAAATTTAGATGTTAAAAGTTACAAAGAAGTAATAGCTAATGCAGCTAATCTTACATCTGGTCGTAATGTCAAAGATAGACAAGTAAGCAAAGCTAGAATTAAAGCTATTTTAAATGGTGGTCCAGAAGGTATAAAAGCATTACTAGGTGACACAATGGAAACTGCAGATGCTGATTTATTACCTGCTCCCAACATGTTGCAATCAGGTATTGACCGACTTGCACAAAAAATATCAGGTGTACCTAACGTTAGAGTAGATGTACCTAATGATGTAGATTCTGCAAGAGCTAAAACTAGAGCAGAAAAATTAGAACGTATTGTTACAAGTTACGATGAAAAACAAAATTTAAGTTTACAGTTAGCACAAGCATCTAGATGGCTACCTGGTTATGGTTTCTGTGCTTGGGTAATTACAACTAAAAGAGATAAGAATGGTTTTTATTATCCTAGTGCAGAGTTACGTGACCCTTATGATACATTCCCAGGTAACTTTGGTCCTGACCAAAAGCCAAGAGAATTAGCAGTTGTACGTAGAGTACCTAGGTATAAACTTGCACAGATATATCCTGAGTTTGCAGAACAAATATTAAAACAAGATGATGATGATGATACAGGTGAGGAGTATAACGATTATGCTACACCGTTTATGTCATACGATACTTATAGAGAACAACAATGGGAAGATAATACATCACAAGGTGTAAGAGTTATTGAATATTATGACCAAGGTGGTACATACATTATATTCCCAGAACGTAGATTAATTTTAGATTTTATACCTAACGTATTATCTACACCACCATTTGTATTTGTTAAACGTGTTTCTTTTGATATGTTAAAAGGTCAATATGACCACGTTATAGGTCTAATGGCTATGATGGCAAAAATAAATATTATGTCAGCAATAGCTATGGAAGATTCTGTGTTTACAGAAACTAACATATCAGGAGAGATAGAATCAGGACAATATAGAAAAGGTAGATTTGCTGTTAACTATCTAGCTCCTGGTACACAAGTTTCTAAACCACAGAACAATATGCCATATCAATTGTTCCAACAAATTGATAGATTAGAAAGACAACTTCGTTTAGTAGGTGGTTATCCAGTTACTGACGATGCACAGTCACCTAACTCATTTGTTACAGGAGCAGGCCTACAAGAACTTAATGGTGCTATGTCATTAATGATTAATGAATATAGAGAAATCATAAAACATGGTCTTGTAGAAATGGATGCTAAACGTTTAGAAATGGATACAGTATTGTCATACTCACAAGCTATAGGTAGAAAACCTATGGCAGGATATTTGAATGGTACTGCATTTTCTGAAAACTATACACCACTACAAGATATTGGTGGCGATTATAGAACTAGACGTGTCTATGGTGTTATGGCTGGTTTTGATGAACCACAAAAAATTGTTACTGGTTTGCAGTTATTGCAAGCTGGTGTAATTGATGTAGAAACATTACAAGACAATATTGATGGTTTAGAAAATATACAAAAAGTACAAGAACGTATTCGTAAAAATAAAGCAGAAAATGTTTTGTTTGATGCATTGTTACAAAGGTCTGCACAAGGTGATGCACAAGCTACTATGGCAGCAATTGCAGTATATGAAAATCCTGCAGCTATATTAGAAATATTCAGACAGTTTTATACTCCTGAAGAACCACAAATGACTGCAGAGCAAATGGCTATGATGCAACAACAAATGATGCAGCAAGCTGCTGGTGGACAACCTCCTAGTATTGCAGCTGCGTTTGGACTGTAGTATGGATGAATTTTACGATGGTGAGTTTTGGGACATGGTTTATCAAGAATACGGTGTTGTTGATGAATTGGATATTTTATCTGAAAATGTATTAGAAATAATACAACCACAACCAGGACTTATAATATTAATTACAAAGGATTTCTATGACCAAAAATAGACGAGGTGGAGAAAGAACTCCAAAGAAACCAGCTTTTGTTAAAGCTGCAGGACCTGGTGCAGGTCCAGGTATGAATAGAACTGATGGTGGACCTGCTAATGTAAAACAACCTATACGTAGATTGCCAGACGCTGATTATAACGAAAACAAAGCATTTGTTGCTGGTCAAAAAGCTGTTAATGGATTACCTAGAACACAACCAGATGCTCAAACAATAGTTAAGTCTGCTAAACCACAAGTGTTTGCTGGTACAGAATTACAAGGACAAGACCCTAGAGCTGGTGGTGCTACTGGTGGTGGCCTAGGAGTAGATAGAATAGCTTTAGCTGCTGATGATGTAGATATATTTTTAGACGTACTAGAAGAACGTGACCCAACAAATATTTATATAAGACAATTAAAGAATACAAGATATCAAGAAGCACCAAGGTAAATGTTTTCTAATCCTTTAGATATAAATAACTTTGGTTATCGAATACAACGTGAAAAATCACGTTACAAACAATATAACAATTATTTAAATTTAAATCCTAACGTAGAACCTAGAACATATGCGTTAACAGAACGTTATCCAAATATACCTCCTGCATTATTAAAACCTATTGCAGAAACAGAGATACCTGTAGATGCAGGTGCATTACAAGAGTTAAGTGACATTTTTACAAAAGAACGTGCAGTTCAAGCAGCAAACGATTGGGCAGAAGTATCTAAAGATTATAAATCTAAAGGATATAACGATGATATGACTATGAATATGTTGCAAGTATTTGGTGCAGGTTATTTAATTGATAATGCATTATGGGTAGGACGTAAAGTTTTAGATGCAGTAATACCAGGACAAATTGATGAAACATTAGGTGAGTTTGATATACCTGGTTTTGGTAGATTAGATTTAACACCAGAAGAATTTACAGGACCAATTAAACTTGCAAAACATTTAAGTTTGTGGACAATATCTACATTTGATGCAATATCAGAATTATATGCTAAATATACACCTGCGTATAAAACATCTATAGAAAGACCGTATGTTAATAGAACAACTGGTGAACTAGTTACACCTGAAGCATATGAAAAATTGTCTGTACCTGAAAAATTATTAATGTCTGTTCCTGGTGCTAATTTATTGTTACCAGAAAACAAAGCATTATTTCAAGGTCGTCAATGGGCATATGCACAACAGTTAAATGCATTAGATGAATATATGCAAAATGGATATACACAACGTGAAGCTCAACAATTTATACCTATTGATTTTTCAACTACAGAAGTAAAAGGTTTAGGCCGTGCTGGTTCTTGGAAAGAAGAAACAAAAAAATGGATTAGTTTTGCATCAGAAGCAAAAGAAAAAGGTGGTAGTCCATATTTGTTTGAAATGTTAAATCAAGTACGTTCTAGTCAACCTGTTAATTACAATAGAGAAAATGTTATTAATGTTGAAAGTTTATTGTCTAAAGATAATGAAGGTAATTATAAACCAGAAATATTAGAACTTATACAACGTGGTTGGACAGAAGAAGATGCAGAAAAAATATATTATGCAAACACTGGTACTCCAATCAAAATGCCTGATGCTAATGGTGCTATAAATTGGACTTCTATACAAAGACCACAACAAATAGAAGCATTTGCAGGTAGAAAATTTATATACAATCCTGAGTTAGCACAAGAGTATGCAGAAAAAAGACAACCTAATTTAAATGAAACATTAGGTATACAAATACCTTATTCACCTGGTAGGTATCAAGCAGCACAGGAATTTGAAGTTGGTTCTAAAGAATATAAACAATTGTCAGGTTGGATTGATGGTTACAACAGAATAGTGCCTGAATTGTTAGGTGGCGGTGCTATTAAATTTTTAAAGAAAGCTAAAAAACTTACAACAAACATTAATAGATTAAATAGATTTGATGATACTGAATTATATAGTCCAATAAAACGTAAAGAAATAATTGACGAATATATTACAACAAATAAAGCTAATCCACTTACAGGTGAAGCTGTAGACAATGTAGACGAATTTATACAAACTTTTGATTACAGTGTTGCTAATAAATCTTTTGTTCCTGAAATATCAGATACATTAAAACAAGTTAGACGTGAAACATCAAAACTTAAAAAAGATTGGGGATTGTTTGGTGGTCGTGCAACAGGTATGTTTGATACTACAACAGAAAAAGTTGTAAATAAATTAACTGATACAGGTAAATTACAAGAATTTGTAGATAACAAAAGTTTATGGGAATTACAACAAAATAGTTGGACTAAAGATTTTCCTGAAAAAGTACAGGTATTAATGACAGAAATTGACAATATACCTGATATGCAAAAATTGTTTACAAAAATATACGGTGACCAAGGTGTAAAGCTTAAAGGTATGAATGATTTCTTTCAGCTTAATGCATTACCAAAAGGCCAATCATCTGTGCTTAGTGGAGCTGTAGAAGCTCTTACAGGTGCATCTGTAACAATTCCGTCACTAGGCAGCCTAGCTGGTAGAACAGCTAATTATGCGTTAAAAGCTGTAGATAGCATAGGTAACTTACCAAGACAATTTAACTCTGGTGGTGTAAAAATGTTAAAACCTAAAATACTTGACGGTAAACGTGTATTAGATAAAGAAGAGTTTTACAGATGGCAAAGAACTGGTGATAATAATTTAGGTAGAAACTTAGGATTTTACTCTGAATTTACACAAGGTATGTCACCACAGTGGCGTAAAATGTTTGGCACACAACCAACACAGTCTTTAAATTATTACAGTAGACAAAAAGCTTATCAAACATTAATTAAGCATTTAACAACAACAGGATATGGTGCATCTAAAGCTGACATTATATTAAAAGATTTTGCAAGTATTAAAAATTGGAATGTTACAAATGCAAATAATTTTGCTAAAAGATTACAAGATGCTGATATGACATTAGTTAGAGAACGTGCAGGTAAAACACGTGCTGATATTTTGGATAGAAGACTTAAAGCATTATTTAAAGATGAAACACAAGTTAAAGGCTATATGGCTGACCCACAAGGTAGAACAATAAAAACAGAATACAGTCCTAGTATTGTAAATCCTGATACAGGTGAAACTATATTTATTACATCTCCTACTTTGTTATCAGAAGCTGCAGACCAAGGAGCGCCTTTAACTAACAACAGGTTAATGAATAGATTAATGGGTAGATATTTTACAGAAATAGAACCATTAATTGATGGACAAAGTTATTTACGTGCTGCAAAAGATAACATGGTTAAATTAATAAAAGAAGATGGTTTTTTTGCAGGACTTAAAATACCTACTAAAAAAATAGAAAACGATATATTTACATCTACATTAGATTTTTGGACTAATAGTTTCTTTAAACCTAAAGCTATTGGTAAACCTGCTTTGACACAAAGAGTTATGTTAGAAGAACAACTGGCATTTTTTGTACATCCTGACTTAACAAGTTTTTTTGACCATCCATTTAAAACAATACAGTGGATATTTTCTTATGGTCAACTACCTAAACGTTCACCAATAAAAGCAATAATGCAAAAAATTATTGATTCTGGTGAAGATATAAACGATATTACTGCAAGTGTTATTTATCATGATGCATTAGGTGCAAACTTTAGTAGACAAGGTTTTAATACTAGATATATAAATCCAAAAGACATTAATTATGTACCTGTATCTGCTGATAATCCAAAAGCATTAGAAGGTTATATATTTCAATATCATAAATTAAGAAATGATAAATTTGCTAAAAAACTTGTAGAACTTGGATGGGGTACAGATGAGTTAGCAAAATGGATGGATAGTCCTGAAGCTGCAAAATATGTAGAAGAATACATAGCTAAATTTGGTAATGATATGGCTTTTTTAAGAAAAAAAGAAGGCCTATTAAGTCACTTAAATCAAATAGAAGCAAACATAAGAATGCGTACTGGTATGTATCTTAAAGAAGGAGTGCATTATGGAATACACGAAACAGGCCCTCTTAAAGGTACATATTATTTTGATAATAGTTTTGATGATTTAGGCGACCAAGCATTGCGTCAAGGTATATTAACAGGCAAAGTAGATACTGTAATTGATGGTAAAAGAATACAATTTGATTTAGCACCAGATAATGACAATCCATTTTTAAGATATACAAAATCACAAATAAACAAAATGAAAGATGGTATGGCTCAAATTGTTGCACAAGATAATTTTGATGCTGGAAAAGTTTTAATTAAAGATATACCAAATCAAAAAGGTTTAGCTGCAGTAGATGAAAAATTAGATACATTTTTAGATTGGACATTCACAATGTTGTTATCTGAACCATTAGCTAGATTACATAGGTCACCAGTATTTAAACAATTTAGATGGTTGTATTTATCTAGTAACTTTGAACAATTTACTAAAAAATTACAAAAAGAATTTATAACTGAAGCTATTGCAGCAAATATACCTAAAGATACTGTAGATAGATTAAAAGGTATATCAGCTATGAAGTCAGGTAAAATTGATAGCTATAACAGTGTTAGCGAAATTGCATCATCATATGCGTTACAAAACATAAAAACATTGTTGTATGATACAAAAACTAGACATAGAATATCTGAAATATCTAGAAACTTGTTACCTTTCCCAGAAGTATTTTTTGAAATGGGTAGAAGATGGTCAAAACTTATAGTAGATAATCCATACTTTATTAGACAAGGTTCTGTTGCATACAAAGGTGCTAAAGCTGCAGGTAATGTTTATGCTTACGAAGGCCAAGGAACTTTTGTCAAAGACCCTGAAACAGATGAAGATATGTTTATTATGCCGTTTAATGGTAAATTAAATAACTTGTTATTTGGTCAAGATAGTAATTTTAAAATGATTGCTAAAGGTTTTGCATCTGGTGTAAACATGATTAGTTCACAAGTATTTCCTTCTACTACACCATTAGCTGCTTATAACACTAAATTATTGTTTGATAAAGTAGGTGTTAGTCAAGAAATAGCTGATGATTTTTTTGGTGCTTTTCCACCACCAGATAACTTTGTAGAAGCACTTGCAGGTGGACCAATACCATTCTTAGATAAAATGAGAGCTAGTTTAGGTGGTACTAAAGGTGGTATAGATTTAGTTAGAGAAGCATTGTCAGAAACATATGTAGACCCAGATAATAACTTTGAACGCTGGGAAATGTCATCAAGAGTAGAACATATGCGTGCTGAATCTACTATTGATGTATGGGATGCTGTTAAAGGTAGTCATGATGAAGAACGATTATTAAATCGTGGTGAATTAGATAAATATATATACGCTATATATCCTGAATGGGATGGTAGACGTGACATGGTAGATTTAGAAGAACTTACTAATGCATATTTAGAAAATAATAATTTACCTATTGATTTGCCTAAAGGTGTATTAACTCCAGCAATATTAGATTTAGCATTAATGCGATATTCTGCACATAAAGGTCGTTGGTTAAACTTATATAGATTTATATCACAATTTGGTTTTGTAACAGGTGCAGTATTTAAATCTGCAGTAAAAGATAAATCTGGTAAATGGTGGATGACTGCTGTACTTGCAGATGAATATCAACAGTTATTAGACGAATATGCAGGCGATAATGTTGCAGCTGCTAATGCTTTTTATGCTAAATATGGATTTGAACATGCATATGTAACTACATCAGCTAGAGAAAGAGATGTTAGAGCTAGAACATTTAATGCTTCTGTTAAAACTTGGAAAGAAAAAAACAAAGATAATCTTGTTAGATTTAAAACAACATATCAATTCTTAAACTTTGATAATCCAGAAATAGAACGTTCATATGCTGATATGATTGCACAAGCTACACTTAATCCAGCAGATTATATGTTATATGCTAACGATACTGCAGCTGGTGTACATTATAAGAAGTTTTCACAAGATATAGATGAAAATCCTAACTTGTCATCTGCAGAAAAAGATATGTACAAAAAAGCATTTAGATTAGCTTTAATGGATATGAAACCAGGATTTTTAAGTGCATATGGACAAACAGATACACCTACATCTGTTGTACGATTTAATGAAATGCGTACACAATGGTTAACAAGTGATTACGCACTAGGTACTGAAGCTGGTAAAGGTTTTGAAGATTTCTATAATAACGCTTGGAAAGAAGCTAATAAAATATCTGTAGAGTTAGGAAACTCAGATACTTGGTGGAGAAACTCTAAAGACCCTGTAGCATTTACTTTAAGAAGTCAGGTAGCATCATATGCATATGCAGTTATTGCAGAATATCCTGATTTTTACCCAATATGGCAAAATGTTATTATTAGATTAATGGCTAGGGATAGAGAATTTATGAAGTATAATACAGCATTAGAAACTAGGAAAAGAGAAGTAGGTACTAAATAATGTCACCAGAAAAACGTGAACGTCTAGAAGCTATAATTGCAGCAAACCTTGGAATAGAAGGTTTTACATTTGCAGATTTTATAGCTAATCCTGGTGATTTTGGTGGTACAGTCAATGACGCTGAATTATTGAAGTTTTATATACAAGAAGACAGAGATGACGATGCATTTACTAATTTATTTAGTAATGTTTCTGGACCAAGTGTAGATTCATCAGTACCTGGAATAGTACAAAATGAAGATGGTTCTTGGACTATTGGTAGTGGATTACAAACTACTGGAAATGTAAGAAAAGTAGTTGTAAAAGATGATGCAGGTAAACCTATTATTGGTGAAGATGGTAACCCTAAAACTATAGATATTGATTTAGAAAAAGGTATATTTCCTGCAGAAAATTTTGTAGAAACTTTTATACAAACACTCAAACAATCTGATATTTCTAAAATACAATCAGCAGCAATAAATATGGGATATATAGACGAAGAAGATTTAGGTAGTGAAGTTAATGGAAATATGGGTATTGTTACAGAAAACTTTATATATCAAGTACTAGATTATGCAAATCAAGAATATCAAGATTGGTACGAAGGTTCTCCTGCACGTACATCATTTGTACAAAATGAAGAACAAGCTAGAAATGAAGGTGCTATTGCATACGAAATTAATAAATTCTTTGGTGGTTTAGATTACAGAAGTAATCAATTAAACAAAGAACAAATATTAAGTCGTGAAATATTTTCTAATGCTATGGATGCATTTCTTACAGTTAGAAAATCAGAAAGCGATGCAGCAGATTATAAAATGGATAAAGCTAAAGCTGCTGAAATTAGAGCTAAAAATATTAAACCAAATCAATTAGATTTAGAAGAACAACTAGATGAATATTGGACTGCTATAACTGGTGATAAATTAAGTGATAGTCGTAAAGAAGAATTAGCTTTAGGTGTCATGCGTAAATGGACACCATATGTAGATGCGTTAATTGCACAGGATAAAAGTCTACGTGCAGGTGAAGTAATGAATTATTTTACTGGGCCTACAATATCTACTATGCCAGAAGAAATGACACGTGATGGTCAATATGTTATGTTTGAAGATATAAAACCTGAGTTTAAGGTTGAAGACCCTAGACAAAAAGCTTTTGATGAATTAGAACAACAGGCTGAAAGTCAGTCTGAATTATCTAATACAGCTAAAACAATAGCTGATACTCAGGCAGAGTATTTAAAATGGATGATGGGTAGAAAATAATGGAAGATAATAAAGATATAAAACCAACTCCTGAACAAATAAAAAATTATTATGAAAAAGGTATAGAAGATGGTTTAACTCGTGAACAAATAGCTGATTTATATTTTGAGGACCAAGTTCAAGCTTATAATGATGTTATGGGTGATTATGACGGTCCAGCATATGATGCTCAAACAATGGATAGAGATATACCAAATGAAATTGATGAACAATATGCAGAATCTTTAAACAATAAACCTATTACTGATGGCAATATAGCTGATATGGATGATATTGATAGGCCTATTATTGAAGAAATAGAAACAAAAAATAATTTGCCTAAAGGTAGTATATCTAAATTAGGTGCAGTTCTTGACCCTATATCAGAAGGTTTAGAATTAGGCCTTAGAGCTATAGGTTTAGGTTCAATTGCTACTTGGTGGGTAAAAGCAGAAGCTGCTAACTTTTTAGCTGGTATTATTAGAGCAGGTGGTGCAGCACAAGCACAAGCTGGATTAGCACAATCTAAAATATTAATGGGTGATGCTTCTGGTGCAGAAAATATAGAAGAAAAAATGATGGAAAGTGCTAAACAAAATTTTGCTAGTCAAATGAAGTTTTCTCCTAGTATGTGGTTAGAAAATAAATATGCAGAAAGTGATTTAGGTAAAGGTAAAACACCTACACAACAAGGTTATGAAGCTATTAAAAATGCATTAAGGTTAGATAAATAATGGCATACAAAGTTAATTACGGCCCATCAGGTACAACTTTAATACAAGTAGGTACAAAGTTTTATTTAGTATATGAATCAGAAGGTAAAAAACTTTATTGGGAAGTTAACAAAAATGAATTAAAAAATATAGTAGATGCTAAAAATGTATCGTTTGATGAAAACGGTATTATATCTACTGATATAGAAGGTTTTCAGTATATAACACCTGGTACTTGGAGTGGTTTACAAGAAAGGGGAGAGGTGTGGTATGCAGGTTTATTAACAGAAATACAGGATAATGAGTTTGAAATAGACAATGCTGTAACTGCTATTAAACGTGCAAATCAAGAATTACCTTGGTCTAATGACGAAGATTACTTAAATTTAATTACAGAATATTTAATTGAAGATAAAGAAAATTGGACAACTAATTTAGATTTAGACCCAGAAGGTAGGTTTGAAGCTGTATTAGCTAAATATGATTTTGATAAAAATATGTATAACAGACTAATGACTTACAAAAATAATGAAATTGGTAGGTTAAAATTAGTAGAAGATTCAGTAACTAAAGTAAAAGATACATTACGTACTTTAGAAGCTAATTTAGATGAAGATACTATTGATTGGGTAGCTAATAAATATGCTAGTGCAAGTTGGTCTGATACTAAATTATTAACACAATTAACAGCTGCTACACAAAGATATTCTATACATGAAGTAGATGATGAATTTAAAAAAATATTAGAAGAAGGTGTAACTACATTTTCTAACAAAGGTGTAGAAGAAATGACTAAGATTATTGAAACTTATTTGCCTAAAGAATTACAACAACCATATCTTGATGATATACAAAATTTAGCTGGTAAATATTTATCTGATGCTACATTTGCAGAAACATTTACAGAACAATTAAAAGATGAACGTTTTGCTTTTAATCCTAATTGGGATAGAGAAATACCTTGGGCAAATATTAAAAAGAATGCTATGACGTTAGTTGCAAGTGTTTGGGGTGTAACACCTGATGAAACAGATACTACATTAGTACAAATTATGGGTATTAATGATACATCTAAACAGTTAGAAATAGCACGTAGAGAAGGTATTGATAGAGGTTATGCTAAACCTACTAATGATTTGTATGGTGCTATGTCAAAGTCATTTGGTACTGGTGTTGTCAAGTCATTAGATTACGAGTTAAATAAAGGCGGATAATGGTAGATTTAATTAAAGTTTATAGAAAAGATTTAGAAGGTTTCTACGAAGTAACTGAAGACCGTGCTAAAGAATTAGAAGCTGTAGGTTACAGCCGTGACCCACAAGTATCAGTACCTACTACATCAGCTCCACAATATGGTAGAGATGAAGGATTACAAACAGCTAAATCTTTATATAGTTTTTTTAATCAAGATTTATTAAATGAATATGCTGATGCTTGGGTTAGAACAGGTGATGCTACAAGGTCTATAGGCATACTTAGACAAACAGCAACTTGGGAAAAAGAATTTGGTTATTTAAAACGTGATGATGGTTCATTAATTATGTCTGAGTTAGATGCAGTTTCTAACATTGCTTCATATAAAAATACATTATTTGAATATGATATTAAAGATACAACATTATTTGAACAAAAATTTAAAGATTTAATTGCTACAGAAGTATCGCCATTAGAATTTCAACAAAGAATTGATTTAGTTTACAACCAAGTTGTTGATGAAATACCACAAGTAAAAGAATTATTTGCTAGAGAATATGGTATTGAAGCATCTGATGAAGCAATATTTGGTGCATTAATTAATGATGATGTAGAACAAGGTGTACTTGCTAATCAAATTACTACATTACAAATAGAAGCTGAAGCTAGAGCAGCTGGTTTCCAAACAACTTTTGCTAGGTTTGAAGACCTTAGAAGACAAGGTTTAACAAGAGAAAGAGCTAGAAGTTTGTATAGGGGTGCTGCAGATATTATGCAAGCTGCTAGAACTGTTGGTAGAGATTTAGATATAGAAACACTAGAACAAGCTAGTTTAGGCCAAGTAGAAGCACAGAAACGTTTACAACGTACACAAGCTGACATTATTGCTCAACAAGGTACGACATTAGGAGCAGCTAAAAAAGGTGACGAAGTACTTGGACTTATTTCAGATTAGTATATAATATACATATGCGTTGCGTGGTCCGCTAAAATAGACCTGCAATCAGCTTTCGAAGCCTACGTTGAAAGCTCGTATTAAAAATCGTAGAGTAATGGACTTATAGCTTGTAGCTACCAGAGTAATAAGTCAAGTGTTTAAGGTAGCACCACGGCAAGATGCCTATGGTCTTGTCTGATAGGTTAACACATAGTGGAGGTACTAATGGAAGAATTTGATGCACCAGATAATGGTGTAAAACAAATGAGAGAAACTATTGATAGAAAAGATGAAACTATCAAAAAACTAGAAGCAGAGTTAGCTTCTTTCAAAGATAAAGAAATTAATAATGTTTTTGGAAAGCTAGGTTTATCTACTGACAAAGGTTTCGGTAAGGCGTTAAAACAAGTGTATGATGGCCCTGTAGATGCAGAGTCTATCGCACAGTTTGCTAAAGACGAGTATGGTTTTGAACCTACAGGACAGGTAGAGGAAATAACACAACCTTCACCTGAACCAGTGGTACAAGATGATGCTAGAGCTAGAGTGGCTGCACTTGATGCAAATTCTAAATCAGACGTACCAGCAGACTTGAACGAACAATTAGCTGCTGTTATTAAGAATGGTTCTGTAAAGGACAGTCTTAGAGCAAAGCTTAATTTGATTGAACAAGAAAAAAATAAGTAAAAGAATTTAATACGACAACTTACGGAGGTTTATTATGGCAAGCATAAGCTTGACAGGTAATACAATTTATTCCCAGAACATTAATAACTTTTCTGGGGAATTATTCCGTGTAGGTGGTCAAAGAACACCATTTCTTTCTGCTACAGGAGGATTAAACGGAGGTAAGGTTTTACAATCTACTTTCTGGCAAATCCAAGCATCTGACTCACATACAGTTAGTTCTGAGCCAACTAAAGCTCAGGAAGGTGCTGCTCCTACAGAATATCTTGGAAGAGATAGAGTAGCTTATACAAACGTTACTCAAATTTTCCATAAAGGTGTAAAGATGACCTACACAGCTATGGCAACATATCAACATCAAAATCCATTTACATTGTCTGCAGCTGCATTCAATGGTTCAGATGGAGATGGTACTACTACAGCAGGAGCAGAATTAGCACTTGCAAATAGTAATCCAATTGTTGATGAATTTGCAGAGCAAATGTCTTTAGCTCTTGAAAAAGTAGCTAGAGAAGTAGAATGGTTTGCATTCAATGGTACATTCTCAGATGGAGCTAACGCTACACCTGGTGCAGGTACTAGAGAAATGCGTGGTCTTTCAGAATACATTGCATTAAATGCTAACGCAGATAATGACACAGCTCCAACATTCGTTGGTGGTAACGTTTATTATAACGATACAGCAGGTGACGGTTCTGGAACTGACCAAGTACTTTCTTGGGATGCTATTGCTAACGCTCTTAAAAGATTATATGATGCACATGCTCCAATGCAACAACCAGTACTTTGCGTAAGTCCTAAGCAATTGCTTGACTTAAACAAAGAACTATTAGCTGGTTCAGTTGGAATTACAGGTGCAATTCTACCTAGAGATAGAAGCATCGCTGGTATTGATATTGACACAATTGTTACACCATTTGGTTCAATTGGTCTTATGGTTATTGACCCTAATATCATTCCTGCAAACACATCATTCATCTTAGACTTTGCTTTCGTACAGCCAGTCTTTACAAATATCCCTGGATACGGAACAGTATTCGTAAGAGATATTGACCAAGATGATAGTGCAAAAGTTGCAAAAGCTATCTATATGGAAATGGGATACGACTTCGGTCCTCCTTCATACCATATTAAGATAACTGACGTAGCTTAATTTAATTTGAAGATTAGGGTGGGAATCCACCTCCTGCCCTTTTCTTCTGCTATAGTAAGGACATTATGCAAATATCAAAAAAAGTTTTAATAGACGTATCAGAAGACGCTAGTAACTCTACAGGAGTTCAAACAGACGGTTTATTACTATCTGGTATAGTATTTCCAGCTACAATGACAGGTGCAAATGTTACATTTGACTTTGCTTTTGATGGAAGTACTTGGGTAGATGTAGTAGAAACTGATGGTACTGAAGTAACTTATACAGTATCTGCAGGTAATGTAACAAGAGTAGACCCTTCAGGTTGGGCTTTTGCTACAGGCGGATTTGTAAGAGTAACATCAGACGGAACAGAAGCTGCTGATAGAGAAATACAATTAATATTTAAGTCTAGTTAGGAGTACTGATGAGTACAACAATAGGCGACCTAGTAGATAGGGTATATAGAGAGTATTTAGAACCACCTGAAAGCGTTGAATCATATTCATATTTAACTGGTGGTATTGATGCGTCAACAACAACAGTTGGTTATGCCAATGATATGTTTAGTGTTGAAGAAGAAGATGCTTTAGATGCTGGATGTATTGTAGAAGTAGGACAAGAATTAATGTTTTCTACTGCTCTTAATACAGTTACTAATGAAATAACTGTAACTAGAGGTGCTAGAGGTACAACAGCTGCAGCACATAGTGCTGGTGATTTAATTAAAATAAGACCAGAATTTCCTCGTAAAAATGTATTTGATGCTGTATGTGACCAAATAGAAAATTTATATCCAACATTATTTGCAGTAGAAACAAAAACAATAACATCTGGAATTGGTTACCGTGTAATAGGTACTTATGGTTCAGATGTAGATAATAATAATTATTTAGTTGCACCAATTAAAGCTATATCACAATATACAGATTTTAGTTCAGGTACTGATGAAACAGGCCTTAAATTTATTGGTGTAGCTGTAGAAATGATTGATTTACCTAATCCATTTACATGGACAGATGAAGATGGAACAGAACGTACTAAAACTTATACAACTGGACCACAAGTAGTTCATGCATTACAATTTCAAGGTATTTCATCTGGATATGAATGTTATGTTACTTTTAAAAAGAAATTTATTTCACCTGTTGCAGAAACAGATACTTTAGTTAGTGTAGGTTTAGAAACAGAATATGAACCAATTGTCATGGCAGGTGTAGCCGCACAAATGGTTGCTGGTAAAGATATTGCAAAACTTGATGCTAAATATATAACTGAACAAATGTCCATAACTAACGCACCTATAGGCAGTTCTAACAGTCTTAGAAATAGTTTATTACAATATCAACAACTTTTAATACAACAAGCTCGTAAAAATCTTAGAGCTAAATATCCAGAACCAGTAACACTTAATAGTATAAATTATCCAACCTAATGGCTAGAGTAGCTAATACAAATAGTATTAAAAATCCTAAAAGATATGGATATAATTTACAATTAGATAATATTTATCTACGTACAGCTGTAGGTCCTGGTAGAGAAATGACAATACAATCATCTGATGTACAAGCAGGCCAGCAAGTTAACGTTAAACAAAATCCTGAAGATTTTACTTCTAACTTAGGTCGTATATATTCAAGAAACAATTTTTCTGCAGGTCAAGGATTAGATACTGCACATAGAGCAGATGGTAAACCAGATGATGTAAATAGATTTTGGGATAGCAAAGGTATTGATGTATTTCATGGAGATGATGAAACTTCTTATCATATACATTTGTTATACACAACAGCTGCAGAAAGTTTATCTTTTAGTAACAACAATAATTATATGACACAAACTACTAACGGTAATATATACGTTACTGATGGTACAACTGTACACGAGTATGATACTACTGCAGGAACTTGGAGTGCTATATTAGCTGCAACTAATGGTGCAACATATAACTTTACAGGTGCTGCTGCATTTGGAAATACAGTATATTTTACTACTGCTGATGCTACTAATTCTAACTCAGAGTTAATACATTATGAACCAGATGGACACGGTTGGGATACACATAACACATCTTTTAATACAACAGGTGGATTAACAGGTGTATGGTTTGTTAAAAATACTTTGTTTGTTACTGGTAATGATGGTACTGCAGAGTATGTATGGGAAGGAGATGCGTTTGCAGATAGCTGGTCATCATCTTTTGCAGTAGGTGATGCAATAATAGAAGTAGAACCTACACACGAAATAACAGGAATTGTTGATGGTGGTGCTGTAGTTTTAGCTGGTAGTACAGATGGTAATGTATATTCTTTTAAATTATCTAGTGGAGTATTTGTAAATCAAGGTCAAACAAAAATACCTTTTGAAGAAATACATTCTATTGCAGCTGCAGAAGGAATTATATTTTTTGGTACTAAAGAAAATACAAGACCTAGAGGTAGATTATATAGAGCAGACCTTGTTAATGCAGATGATTTATATGTACTAGCTAATAGACAATTAATAAAAGAATGGGTTACAGATAGCGTAGATACAACACCACATGCTATGTTTGTAAGTCGTGATAGTGTATTTATGGGTGTTAAAGAAGGAACTAATCAAGTAAATTTGTGGCAATATTATTTACCAACAGGTGGTCTTGCTAGACATTTACAAACAGCTGGTAATAGTTATGTATCAGGAATTACACAATCTAATGGTAAATTTGTAATAGTAGTTGAAGGTTCTGATATATATAAAGAAACATCTACATATGAATCTGAAGGTTATTTAGTTACATCTGCTGCAGATTTTTTTACAGCAGAAAGTAAACAATTTGTAGGTGCAGAACTGTCAACAAACAATTTACCTGCTAATACACAAGTAGATTTATTATATTCAACTAAGTTTGAAGATTTAGATAATCCTGAAGCTGCAACATTTACTACAGCTATAGAGCAAATATCTGGTATTGGTGATGTTGAAAAACAAATAGCAGAAGTGTCAAGATATATTATTGGTAAAGTCGTACTTAAAAGTACAAATGGTGTGTCAACTCCTAAAGTTAAATCTGTACAGTTTCGTGCATTAGCAAGACCAGAACTTGTAGTTGCAAGAATACCTATTAATATATCTGATAGAGTAGAAAGACCTGGTAGAAAACCTATAAAAATCAAAGGTTTAGGAGATGCTTTGTATAAAGCATTAAGAGATAAAGAAGGTACATCTGTAACATTAGAGTTATTTCAACCTACTGAAATTATACGTGGTGTTGTGGAGCAAATAAGTTATCCAATACAATCTAATGAAGTTGTTGGAAGTGATACGCATTATGCTATCATTACAGTGCGTGGAACTAGACAACCATCGCTAGAAGATGTAACATCTGTAAACACAGTAGGTATTGCAGCTTATGGTATTATGAGA